GAAATGCCAAAAAGTAAATATGAAACGCACATTGAGCCAAATTTAAAATTAATAGTAAGTTGGAGAGAAAGCGGTCTTACTTATGAACAAATCGCTGAAAAATTAAAAGTGGCTCATAGTACTTTGAAAAAACATGAAAGCGAGCAGGTGGCCCTATCGGATGCACTTCATACCTCAAAAGTAAAGTTAATAGCTAACTTAAAGAGAAGTCTATGGAAAGAGGCCATGGGCTATGAGTACACCGAGGTTCAAGAGTCTGCCGAAATTTTGACAGACAAGGATGGAAAACCAAACGATAAACCTAAAAAGTTACGAAGAACGAAAATAACTAAGTTTTGCCGTGGAGTTCCTAATCTGTTAATTTTTGCTCTTTGTAATTTATGTCCTGAAGAATTTAAAAGGATTGATAAAGAGGTTATGAAAGAGATTGAAGATAGAATAGCCGAAGACCGGAAGCAGGCGCAAAGCTACACAGATGAAGCCATCCGCAGGGCCTATAATAGTTTATATGAAGATGTAGATAAGAAAATTAAAAAGGAAAAGGCGGCAGCCGATGATAGTTCAAGTTGAGAAGGCTTTAAACGTAAAAGATGTGGGGTATTCGTTCGAAAAAATAGCACCAAAAACAAAAGACCATCTCGCGGTTTATTGTGCTCTTGTTTTGAATAATAGGTTTCCACATCCAGCTTATTGCCCTGACCATGATTCCCCTTTGGATGCAATTTGGGGAGCCTATGCGGAGATTGATGACCTTAGTATTTGGTATGCCATGAGAGGTTCGGGTAAAACATATGACCTCTCTATTTTGGCCTGGTTGGAAAGCGTTTTTAAACCACGGTGTGGAACGACAGTTCTAGGTGGCTCTCTTGAACAAAGTACAAAGGCTGTGGGATATTTGGATTATCTTTGGAGGATGCCGGGTGTTCCGGATGAGATGTTAATAAACGGAAGCGTGGCTGGCCGTGGATTTAGACTTAACAATGGTTCATGGGTTCAAGCTTTGGCGGCATCTCCTAAATCTGTCAGAGGCCCGCATCCTCAAAAGTTAAGACTCGATGAACTGGACGAAATGGACAGGATTATTTACGATGCGGCTCTGGGCCAGCCGAAGTCAAATCATGGAATAAAAGACAATGTCGTTATATCTTCGACGCTTCATAAAGCCTTTGGATTAATGACAGAAGTTATAGACGAGCGGGAAAAAATTGGAGCTCGCCTTTATAAATGGTGTGTTGAAGAGGTTCGGGAGCCGCGGGGATTTTGGACAAACGAGGAAATTGGGAGAAGGGAAAGACAGTTAACAAAAGCCATGTGGGATTCGGAGTATTTATTAAAAAGACCAATGGTTGGAGACACTGTCTTTGATTTTGAATCTGTTGATAGAGCATATAGAAGGGGATTTAATATTCGATTAGAAAAATATCCAGCCGAAGGATGTATTGACTGGGGTTATACCTGCACAGTCTTACATATTGTCCAGGATTTTAAAGAATATATAAACGTCCCTGAGTCTTATTCATGGGAATATACCGAATTAACAGAAAGATGTAAATTTATTGTTGATATTTGTATTGAAAAAAATATAAGGGTTATATATTGTGACTCAAATCCAAAGGATAGCCACATGACCTTAAGAAAGATAATAAAAAAGAAAAGGGCTCCAGTTACTGTTATCCCCATAGCTTTTAATGTATGGAAAGACATAGCAATTAATGTTATAAGGTTTTATCTTGAAAGGGATTTATTGAATATAAGAGACAAAGTATTCCAAGACAAGATGAAGAAATACCATTACAAAAATGTTGATTTAGAATTAATTGATAAGGTTGATGACCATTATCCCGATGCTTTAATTGCTTGGGGAGCATCTAGGTGGAGAATCCTTGGAGACATAACTCCACCAAAGAATGCCGAAGAGATAAACGGTTAAGGGAAACATCAAGAGTTTATCCTTAATTGATTATTATCTTTTTTGTGTTATAATTAACTAAGTTGTTTTTTTGATATATTCATGATTTATTTTGTTGATTGTTTACTTGGGGAAGTGGCGCGTGAGACCATACACGCGCCACTCCTTTGTTATAAATGGTTTACGTATATAATAAAAAAAACCTTGACGGATAAAAAGTATTTTGTTATAATCGTTCTTGCATGGTAGTTTTTCTAAGTTTTAGTTTTAGAACCTTCAACAAATTTGTTACGCCGCACTTTTGAAATGCATTCCGGCCATTTCAAAAGTGCGGTGGGTAACTGCATAAAGACCTATAAATATTCGAGCCGGAAATCTAGGATATTTATAGGTCTTTTTAATATATAAAAAGGAGATTGATTATGAACAATTTTGAATTTGAACACAATGGAAAGAAACTGTGGTATTCTAGGGCCGTGGCGGTTGTTGGAATGATAATGGCTCATGATGATAATTGGCATTGGTATGTTTTAGCAAATAAAAGGGGTAAAAATACTCCTGACTTCCAGGGATATTGGAGTCTTCCCTGCGGCTATTTGGATTTTAACGAGTCCTGTGAAGAGGCTATGTGCAGGGAAACTTTTGAGGAGACAGGACTTAGAATTAAAGAGGAGGAGCTTTCTTTAATTGGTGTCGACAGCATTCCAGATGGTCGTCAAAATGTAACAATAAGATACATTTGCTCGTTGGTGGACAATGTCAAAGATTTAACGCTAACTATTGAAAATGCAGATTTTGGCGAAGTTGATGAAGTTAAATGGATACCATTGGATAATTTTAAAGAATATAAATGGGCCTTTAACCATATAGCTCTTATTAGTAAACATTGTCGACCACCAAAGTCTAACATTAATAAATAATAAAAATTTAAAGAAAGGGGATTAAGATAATGGCTGATGAAAAGATAATAATTAACAATAGTAAACCGGGCTCCCAGATAAATATTGTATCTGGGAATGGCCAAATAAATGCATCTCAAACTATTATTACTAACAAGGATGAAACTGTTATAATAAATAAAAAAGATGTAAAAAAATAAAAATAACGATAAAAGGAGAACGTCAATGGACAATTATGGGATGTATATTGGTGCGAAAATTATAGGAGCTAAATTTGTAAATTTAGAAGATTACAAAAAAGAGAAATATGGCGAAGAGGCAAAAATAAACGAAGGGGATTCAAGCATCTATGGATATATTGTAATTTACCCACCCATGGAAGATGGTGAAGAGCCTTATAAGAGCTGGAGCCCTAAAAAAGTATTCGAGACTTGTTATAGAAGAATAGAAATGTCTGAAATAAATCTCATATTAGGAGATGTATAAAGGAGTTGATATAATTGTTTTTACAAGAGAACTCAAATTTTCCACCAGATGATTGGACATATTGGTATGATAAATATGACGAATATTGCAGCTGGTATTCGGGAGACCCGAACGAATTATTAAGGTTTTACTCTACAAAAAAGCCGATAATATATTCTCAGAACATATTTTGGCAAAAAATAAGAGAAACCGAGGACGACAATGCAATTCATATGCCAGCGGCTGGGGATATTGCCTCAATGTCGTCTAATTTGTTATTTTCTGAAAAACCAGAATTTAACTTTGATAAAAAAACCGTTGGAGGCGAGAGGCTAAAACTCTTCATAGAAGATAATAATTTTTATAGCTTACTATTAGAAGCCGCGGAAATGGCTGCAGCGTTAAGCGGAGTATTTTTGAAATTAGAGATAGATACCCGCTTATCAAAGACGCCAATAGTTAGTATTATAACTCCTCTCGCGGCTTTCCCAACCTTTATAAGGGGAAGGCTGTGGGAAGTTTTATTTTATAGGGAAGTTAAAACAGAAAAAGGCGGGACGGTTGTATACAGGCTCTTTGAAAATAGGAAAAGGACTGTTGATGGGTTTACAATTGAATATAAACTTTACAAGGGAACAAAGGATAAAACCGGGAAGATTATAGATATTAATGCTATTGAAGAAACGGCTTCATTGGGATTGGTTGATATTGTTTATAACAAGGTTGATGGGCTTGGAGTTGTTTATGTTCCTAACATGCGGCCCAATAGATTACAACCGGGCTCTCCGCTTGGGATAAATGATTATGCCGGCGTTATTGGCATGATGGATTCGCTTGATTTGTCTTATAGTTCATGGATTAGGGACATTGAGCTTGGAATGGGCCAAATATTTGTGGATGAGGAACTACTTCAAAGGGAAGAAACTTCAATATTTGGAACAGAAAAAAGTGTGTTAAATAAGTTTTCTAAATTCCAAAAATGCTTCATGAAGTTAAACCTTTCAAATCAAAGAATGTCTGGAACCAATGTTAAACCAATAGAATCTGTCCAATTTGAGATGCGGACAGATGAACATCTAAGAACCTGCGAATACTTTTTTAGTGAAATAGTATCCCAGTGCGGATACTCGCCATCGGGATTTGGCCTTGATAACGGTGGGAACGCTGAAAGCGGCAGGGCCTTAAGGATGAAAGAAAGAAAAAGCTTATTAACAAGGGAAAAGAAATCTAGTTATTGGCTTCAAGCAATTAACAAACTTTTTATGCAAGTTCAGCAACTTGATAATTCGGCTTTTCCTATTTTTTATAATTTGGAGGATGTTAAAACAGAGCTGCAGGATTCAATTATTGTCGACTCGGGAGAGCTTTCCGAAACAATAAGAAATCTAGACCAGGCAATGGCAATATCTACTCTGTTAAAAGTAAAAATGCAGCACCCAGATTGGTCTGATGAAGATATAGATGCCGAGGTAAAAAGGATAAACGAAGAAAAAGGCGTGGAGAAAAGCGTCTTTGATGTAGAAACTTAAAAAACTTAAGGGAGATGAAAGATATGAGAAAAGAAGATTCTAAAAAAATGGAATGGGAATCGGTTAATGAATATCAATATAGAATAAAGGTACATGATGTTATGACAAGGGTTTCCCAGACATTGGGAAGCTTAGAAAGCTTAAAAACAAATTTTAATTTTAATTGCGTGGGCCTTCAAGATTCTATTAAAAAGGCCTTGAATGAAATAAGGTCAATACCGGTGCCGGAGATGTATACTGAATCGCATAAGGTTATTCTTAATTGTATAAAATCGTATAGGCATGCCATGGATTTATTAATTGATGGGATAGCAAAAAAAGACGCTCCTCCAACTTAAAAAGCCGGGAGATATATCCACGAGGGAAATGCGTGGATGGTAATTGCAAAGACTAGAATTTGGGAAGAGGTCGAAAAGAAAGAAGGGGAAGAAAGTGCAAGAAGTAGGAACTTGTAAAAATTGTGGTGGAAATGAACTGGAAGTTAAGAAGGGTGTATATACATGTAAAGCCTGCAAACATGTCGGCTCTACAAAAGAATGGCTGACAAAAAAACCTAAATAACTTTTAAGGGATGATGAAATGATAAATCAGGGAACTTATGAAAATCTAAGTTATGACTTAGAAATCGCGGCAGAACAGGCCGTGTATGATATAGGGATGGCCCTTGTTGCTTTAAATAAGGCCCTTATAAAAAATCCGAATAATGTGTCTAAAGCAAGGGCCATCTATCAATTAAAAGTAAATAAAATTGCTAAAGGATTTAAGGCCGCGGCTGTTAAATTTGCCAATAATTCAATGTCCGATGCTTATATTCTGGGAATAAGGAGTTCGGACGCTGAATTAAGAGCCGCGGGTAAAAAGGGATTCGCAACAAACAAGATAATCCGAGGGAGTTCCCTTATTAGGAATCCTCCCATGGCTCCTATTCCGGAAATACCTGGGCAAATATTATTAAAATTCAAAGGATTTGAAGCACATACTCAATTTTTTGGAGTCTTTAGGTCTGCAGCCTATTATTCTCTTGAAGACAAGCCTTTCCAAATAATGCGAAAAGCCGATGATATATTTAGGAAAATAGCTGTTCAAGTTGGAGAGGCTAATTTCAAAGAAGGAGACATAATTACCAGAAGGCAGATATCTCAAAAATTACTTGATGGCTATGCAAAGGCAGGGCTTCAAAGTATTACATATAAAAACGGAGCGGTTCATTCATTAGACACATATTGTGAAATGTTAGGGCGAACGCTAACAGGCCGATGTGCTGTCCAGGCATCTTTTAATAGATTTGTTGAAAGAGGTTATAATTTATGTATAGTTTCGGCCCATTTTAGAAGTTGCGATTTATGTTCTCCATATGAGGGTGTTGTTTTGTCCATGGATGGGAAATCAAAAGAATATGAATCCATATGGGATGCAGAGATTCAAGGGCTTTTTCACCCAAATTGCAAACATGATATTTCGGCATTCTTTGAAGAATATACAGAGCCAGTGTCTGCTTCTCTCGATCCTGCCGAAGAAAGGCTCGTAAATGACCAAGGCTATAAAGAGGCCCAAAAAACGGCATACAAGGCTCAAGAAAAACAGAGGTATGTAGAACGCCAAATAAGAATGTATAAGCGGCGTGAGGCTGTTGGGCTTGACGAGGTTTCAAAACAAAAGGCTCGAAACAAAATAAAAGAATGGCAGGGTATTCAAAGGCAACATTTAAACAATAACGAATTTTTAAAAAGGAAATATGAGCGGGAACAAATTAAAAAGGCACATTAGTAAAGATACTGGAGGGAGTAAAGATGGATTTAATAATTGACAAAGAGTTTGAAAGCCTTATTCCAAAATTAACAAATGATGAATTCGATATGTTGGAAACTAATATTTTAGAAGATGGAATAAGAGAGCCATTGGTTATATGGCAGGGGATTATTATTGATGGGCATAACAGGTATAAAATAGCCTGTAAGCATAGACTCTTTTATGATGTTAAAGAAGTGGACTTTAACAGCAGGGCAGATGTTTCATATTGGATGATAACTAATCAACTGGGAAGGCGTAATTTATCGATTTATGATAAGGGAATGCTGGCCTTAAGGTTGCAGGAAATATTAAAAATCAAAGGGAAGGAAAACATGGCTAAGGGTGGCGAAGGTTGTCACATATGTGACAACCTTGATTCAAAAAAAGAAGCAGCAGATGCCCTTAAAATATCTCATAATACATTAAATAAAGTAAGACACATAAAGGAAAAGGCTACTGACAAGGTAAAAGAACAATTAAAAAATGGGGAGATAACAGTTAATAAAGCCTTTGAAGATATAAAGAAAGCAGAATTAAAAAAGAAAAGAGAACAGTTAAAAGAACAAAACCGAGAACCAAGGGATTCAAAAAAATCGGAGATAGTTTTCTTTAATTGTGATTGCTTTGAATTTTTAAAATCCACAAAAGATAATACCGTGGATTGTATTGTTACAGACCCGCCTTATTCTGTAACGGATAATAGTTGGGATAACTTCAAATCTGAGGCCGCTTTCTTAAAGTTTATTGATAAAGTACTAAGTGAATGTAAAAGGGTTTTAAAGCCTAATTATGCCTTTTTTATGTTTATGGACTCAAGGCTGATGAGTAAAGTTGAAGAACTTATTATAAAAAATAAATTTGACTTAAAATCTAGAATAATCTGGGTGCGTAAAAACATGAGCATGGGCAGGGTGGTAAAAGACCGATTTATATCTCAATGGGAAATTTGTTTCTATTGTGGCAATAAGGAACTAAACTTTCCAGAAGTTTGGGGAGAAGAACGCGGCGATGTTCAAGAGGCGGCTGTTCCCCAAACAAATTATGAAGATAAGAAAATCCATCCAACACAAAAGCCTTTAAAGATTGTTGAGCGATTTATTGAACTTTCAACTAATCAAGGCGATATTATTATAGACCCATTTTGTGGAGGTGGTACAACGGCCGCGGCTTGTTATAATTTGGGAAGGCATTGTTCTACTTCGGATATTTCAAAAGAATATATTGATAATGCTAAAGAGAGGATATTTGGCCATGAATAAAAAAAAGGCCTTAAGGCCTTTTTTTATCTTCCTTGTTTAAGTTCCCTAATTGCCTGTTCTATAAGTTGTGGGTGCCAGTCAAAGCCGTTCTCGCTTATAATTCCGGCATATTCCCTTAAGTCGTAAATACTAAAATCTGCGATGTTCTTGTTTTCATTCTTCATGCTTTCCTTAATTGCATCTTTGATTTCTTTTATAATCTCTGAATTTCCCATTTTGAAACCTCCGTTTATTTTTATTTTTGGGGAGGTTTCCCTCCCCGGTGTTGCCTTTTACCTTTTTAAGTAAAGCCTTCTAACTTCGTAATTATTATTAATTCTATTGTTTAAAACTATTGTAATACTTGTTAATGCGCCGACCCTATATTCGTTTTTAAAGGCTTTAAACATCTCTTCGCTAACTTCGGTGCTTATATACAATGTATTAATTTCTCTGGCTGTGCAGGCCGATACTAATAACTCCGGGTAATTGTGGTCTATCTCGGGTGTTACAACTGCAATGTCGCCTGGTAGTATTTTATAGCTGTTCATCTTTCTAATAGCTTTAAAATTATTCATGGTAGTACCTCCAACAAATATTATTTAGTAGGTTATTAACTACTATACACATATTATACCATGAAGGTATTACCGAGTCAATACTTATCTTTAACTTTTTTAAAAGTTTTTTCTAAATATTTTAAATCTAATCCAAAATCTATATATCCCTGCCGACAAACTTCGTAATAATAATCTGTTGGCTTTTGTTCGTTAAGATATAAACTGGTCATCTGGTATGCCAGGCCTTCAATGGTTTGTT